TTAAAGGAGTACATAGATTATAAATTTTGGATAAATCCAAAAATAACATATACTCCTTTATTATTAAAAACAGTAAAAACTTTTTTTATAAAAATATCAAAGTGAAGGAATCCATTCTTTAGTTTCTTTAAGTACTTTGTATATTTTTTTCATAAGAGAATTTTCATTTAAAAATTCATAACCTTTAGTTGTTAAATGAGGTTTATTTAAATTAATAGTACCCTTTTTATAAAAATTACTAGGAGAATTATTTATTATTAGTCCTTCATTAATAATATTTTCCAAAATGATTTCAAATTCATATTTATTTATTTTCATTTTTTCTAGATCAATTAAAGAATAAACATCAATATTATTAGATGAAGCTAATTCAATACATTTTAAAACTTGATAAAGATTTAGAAAATAATTATTCATAATTCTCCTTTATACGAACTAGATCTCCTAGTCTAATAATTAAATTTTCATAAAGTTTAATAGAATCATCTATTTGATCTTTATCTATATTTAAGGGAACTATTTTTTCAACTTCTTCGGTTTTAGGTTCTTCTAAGGTATTATAAAATTTATTCTGAAAAATAGGAGATACTATTATTTTTGATATATTCTCAGGAAGTAAAGTTTTATTTTCTTTTAATGCCAATTTATTGTTTTCAACAATAACTTTAACTTTAGTATATTTATTATTTTCACATAAAAGCATTTTAGGAAAAATCCCTTTTACTCTAAGTTCAGCTTTTACTAAGTCTAAAGTTCCGTAATTTACATCTTCATATAAAATTTCTGGACCTTCAGAATAGATTTCTAGAAGTGAATTAATTCTTACATTTTTGAAGTTTTCATCACGACTAACTAAAATATTGTAAGCGTCAATAATTTTTATTACTTTATTCATTATTTTTCCCCCTTGAATATTGAACTATTTGTGAATCTATGTAATGTCGATTTTTAAGTTCAAGCATTTTCAATTTTAAATCTTGAATTTCTTTATCTCTCTCAATAATTTTATTATTTAAAGTTTCTATTTTGTTTTCATATTGATCTTTAAGTTTAGATTTTTCTTCTTTAAAATTAAGTTGTTCTTTAAGAATTTCCTTTTCATGTTCTTTTTTTAATTCTCTAATATTTCTTCTAGTCCAACAAAAATAATAAAGAGCAGCTATTACTAATGAAAAAATAATACTTAAAACAGTTTGATATGAATTGTATTTAATTAAAAAATCTAAAGATGATATAAGAAAATTTAAATCCATTGAAGCACCTCACAAACAAAAAATAACTCAATCTTTGAATAGCATGGCTCACAAACTGCTTCCCCAAGCATTCTAACTTGTGGGCTGTGCTATTGAAAGATTAAATTATTCTTGGGTTGTATTCTCGTTATCTGGGATATACTCTATTAAATCTTGTGTATTACAACTAAGTAATTCACAAAACTTATTAAGATGTTCTGGATTAATTCTTGTTATTGTCCCATGATAATATTTCCCCATAACAGTTGGAGTGATTCCTACATATTGACTAACTGTTTTTTGGGAAAGTCTTTTTTCAGCCATTTTGATATGTATCTTAAATTTTATCATATAATATCCTCCTTATTTATATTGTTTTTTACTATTATAGCAGATATTTAAAAACATTTAAAGTATTTTAAATAATTTTAAAAGTTATTTTTTTACTTGACAAATGATTTTAAATGTCTTATTATAACAGTATAAATTATTAAATAATTTTTATAGTTAAATTATACTTTTAAAAATTATTGAAATGTAAAAGGAGATTTTATAGAAAATAACATAAGGAAGTGAAATGATTAAAAGTTTTTTACTTATTTGTTTCTTAATAACTATTTGTTTTTTAACTAATTTAATACTTTATTTGATTACTTGGTATCTGCTGGGTAAGAAAATTAAGAAGTTTTTAGATGAGTGTGAAGATGATTTCAAGTTATGGAGAAAATAAAAAAAAAGAGCCACCGACCAAAGTACTCTTTTCTTTCAAAGAAGTAATTAAAAATAATTAGCTCCCTTGTTGATAATAATTATAGCACAATTGTTATCATATTACAAGATATTTCTATATTTCTCCAACAAAATAGGAGGAAAAATTTATGAGAGTATCAGAATTACAAGAATTAATTAAGAAGTATGGAGAAACAACAAAATTTATTGAAATTAAGGATGAACTTAAGAAAATGGGCTATCCTTGTAACATCAAAGTAGGCGATAAAAATGCCTAAGAAAAAAGATAAAATACCTGAAAATTTTAGAACTATTTATATCATAACTAATGCTGATAAAACTATTCTTTCAGCATTTACTTCTGAAGAAGAAGCAAAAAAAGAAATTGATTTTAAATATTCAATTCTTCCTGAAAGATTTGATATTCAACCTTGCTGTTTGAACATTGATGAAAGTTTTGTTGAAGAAATTAAAAAGAGATTTTAAGGAGATTACAATGAAAGACTTATATTTTATAAATGAAGAGGCAAAACTTATTTTTATTTTAGTTGAAATGTATGGGATAGTCCAATTGGAATTATTAGGAATAGATCAAAGTTATTTTACTAATAAAATAAAAGCTAGAAATTGGTATCAATCTACAAAAGAAGTTTTAGAAGCTTCTGAACATCCTAATGTAGAAAAAGCAATGAAACGACTTGAAAGATTGTATAAAGGAATGAAATAAGAGCAGTTAATTTAACTGGAGAAAATAACAAGCCTGCTCGAACTTGTTGAATGTGGGTTCAAGTCCCACACTGCTCTCCAGCAAATAATGAAAGGATAATATTATGAAAAGTAGAGAATATATAGAAAATAAAATAAAACAATTAGAAGATTTAAGAAGTGAACTTTTAAAAGAATATCAAGAAAAATTAGATGCTGGTAATAATGATGAAGTTCTTTGGCAATATATAAGCAATAAAAATATTGAAATTTGGACTTTAAAAGATATTTTAAACGATTAATTGGAGGCTTAAATATGTATATTAAAAATAGAGAAAAATTAGAAAAAGCATTGGCTAACTTAATAAAAGAAATGATAAACCAAGAAATGATTGATGAAAATAAAAAAGAAGTAGTTGATCAATTATCAGCTGCAAGAGAATATGAAATAAGACAAATTTGTGAGAATATAGCTGATCAATATGCTTCCATTAAAAAACCACTTTAAGAAGGAGTGGATAAAATGTTAGAAAAGACATTTAAACAATTATTAATGTCTAGTAACTACTATACCTTGAATAAACAAATAGTTAAAACTTTAGGGATAGAATCAGCTTTCTTATTAACTATTCTTATAGAAGCTTCAGATGGTTTAGCTGATGATGAAGGTTGGTTCTATCAAACTATAGAAACTTTAGAAGATTTAACAGGTTTAAGTAGACATAAACAAAATAAAATAATTCAAGATTTAATAGAAGCTAGTATATTAATTCAAGAAAATAGGGGAACTCCCTGTCGTAGATTCTTTAAAATCAGTTTTCAAGAAATTGAAAATCTAGTTTTTAAAAAAACGGAAACTAGTTTGTTAAAAATTGACAAACTGGATTGTAAAAAATTGACAAACTACTCTGTTAAAAAATCGCAAACTAGTTTGTTAAAAATTGACAACAATAAAGAACATAATATAAATAACATAAATAAAGAATTAAATCATAAAGAAGAAAATGCTTCTGGAGATGATTTTGAAAAAATAAAAGAATGGTTCAAAAGAAATGAAATAGATTTTTCTAAGAAGCATGAAAATAAAATTATTGAGTTATTAAAAAATAATTCAATAAATTATATTTTAAAGCTCTTCCAGGAGCAAATGGATATCCTAAAAAATAAAAAGGATGTTAAAAACATTGCAGCAGTTTTTTCAGCTCACTTGTTTAAAGGAACTTGTGAAGTAAATTTACAAGCTATTGAACAAAAAGAGCTTGAGCAAGAAAAAATAAAAAATGAACAAAGAAAGGAGTATAAAGGAAATGATAAAGCTATGGAAGTTTTTAAAAGTTTACCTACAGAGCAGCAGTTGAAAATTGAAGATGAAATTATAGAAGAATTTAAAAATCCTGCTCTCAGAGAAATTAAGAAAAATACAGAAGTTGTATTTTATTTAATGATTTCTCAAAAAATAAAAGAAAAAATAACTGAATTAGGATTGCTAAGTGCCTAAAAGGAGAATAAATGGGAGAAACTGTAAAAATAAATATGCCATTTGATAAATGGTGTAAATTACAAAAAGATTTTGAAAGAGTAAATTCTAAGCTTCCAGATAATGAAAAATTAGATTTTGAAAAATATAAATACTGTGTAGATTGGGGTAGATTATCTTTTGACTTACATGGTATAGAAATGGGAGCATTTAAAAAACTAAGAGAACCTGAATTTTATAACAAGAAAGGAGAAAAATATTAAATGAAATTACATGGAAAATTTTACAGCATTACAACAGGAGGAGTTTATAAAGCTTTGAATGTTGATTTCAAAAAAAGAAAAATAAAAGGAACAAATAAACAAGCTGGTGACCAAGAATTTGAATTTGATAATGTTGTTTGGCTAGAAAGTACAGGAATAAAAATAAATAAAAACTATATTTATACAGATGACTATGTATTAGCTGTTAAAGATCATAAAGTTATAGCTTGTGGAGTTGTAAAGAAGAGAGCAGATGGAAGTTATGCAATAGTTAATAAAAATCAAGGTATAGTAAATCCACTTTTACAGCTTCAGTTCGATGGAGCAAAATTAATAAACTTACAAAATCATAAAATATATTTTGCTAAAAAAAATCAAAAATAGGAGGATATTATGGGAGTCATACTAGTAAAAAACAATAAAGGTGGAGTTGGTAAAAGCTGGATAGCATTACAGTTAGCAGCATACAAAGCCTTTAACAATGAAAAAGTCTTAATATTAACATCAGACTCTCAGAATAATATTTTAAATTATTCTGGAATAAAAGTTGAAGATACTTCAAAAAAAGGGCTTGAAGATATGCTTGAAGGAAAGCCTTATAACTTAACTAAGTTAAGACCTAATTTATTTTTCTTACATCTTCAAGGTTATAAAGTTAAAGGGAATCTTGATGAAAAATTTAAGAAAAGAATTAACAGTTTAAGAGATGAATTTAAACATATCATCATAGATGGATCACCTGTCATGGACTTAGATTCTATCTTTGTTGATGTAGCTGAACACATTATTGTTCCAACTTTTTTAGATTCTGTCACTACAAGTTCTATTTTAAATTTACTTAAGAAAACTGATATTTCTAAAATTAGAGCTGTAATTCCAAATAGAGTAGGAAGAACAAGAATAGAAAAAAACTTCTACACTTTTTTAAAAGATACATTAACTCGTTCAGGAGTTTTCTTATCTATTCCAATTAATCATTCAGCAGTTATTTTAAAACTACTTGAAAAAGGTACTCTACTTTGGGAAAGTAGATCAAAAAAATTAGATGATATAAAAGAAGTTTTTGTAAAAGTTTGGGGTGAGATAGATGATGAATGATGTGATGAAACAATTTGAAAATGCAATTTCTACTAATCAATTAAGAAAATTTGATTTCAAAAGTTACGAAATATCTGACATTGATAAAGAAAAAGTTGAAGAACAAGAAGCAAAACTTTTAAATAGCTTTAGAAAATATAAAAATAATCTTTTTGAAATATGTAGTTCTTTAGCTGAAGTTGAAAAAATATTAAAAGCTTCTGGAAGTTTTATGGCTTGGTATGAAAGTGCAGGACTTACAAAAGATATGGTTTCTGTATTTTTAAAACGTTGGAATTTATATAACTATTTTCCTGACTATAAAGATAAAATCTTTAGTTTATCAGATCAAGCTATAAAAATATTATCTCATAATTCAATAGGGTTTGATGATGTAAAAGCAGTTTTAATAACTGAAGCTTCAAAAGTTAAAGAGATAAAACAATTATTAGCTCCAGCAAGAGAAGAATTTAAAAATCATACTAGTGAACCTGGTGAACAAAAATATTTTAATTTTAATAAAATTAAAAAAATGGAAAAAAGAGTTAAAAAATTAAAAGATGAAGAAAAAGAAGAATATAAAAGAGAACTTACAGAATATGTAAAAAAATTACAACAACTAATGGAGGAACTATGAGTAATGAGAATCAAAATAATTTAATCAATAAAGAAGATTTAATAAAAAAAGCTAAAGAAACTATAGATTATAATAACTCTCTTGTGGATGATGATGCAGCAGTTGCTATGCTTGGAATTTCAAGGATTGTTAATTTAAAGAATGAAATAGAAGAACTTAAAGTTTTCATAAAGGTTTTAAATAGATTAGCTTAAAAAAGACTTTATTATTTTGCACTGCAAATGACTTGCTCGTGTTAATAAAGCCCTGGACAGTTTTATTTTACAGTAAGTTGTTTGTGGTGTCAATACTATTAGGAGGACATCATGTTAGAAATAAGAAAAATATGGGGAGATACATACCTAGTAAATGGAGAACATTTAACACAAGATTTTAATGAAGCTGTTGTAATAGCTTATGAAAATAAAGAAAAAATAAAAAATTTTAAAGTGGAATATGCGGAAACTACTTTTTGGAAAAAAATTAAAAATAAACTTAACTTTCCGTTTCTTTTATTGGAAAGCTGGATGTGATCTTATGGATATACTTAAATTAGCTTTAGCTGTTCTTATGGCTGAGAAAGGTGTTGTTGAAAATGAGAAAAGCGAAGAAAACAGAGAAGAGAGAAATCAAGATAAATGAAAAAAAAGAAATAAAAGTTACTAAAAAACCAACTGATGAAAAGTTAGAATCAGCATTACTTGCAACAATTATTCTTAATATCTCTAGAACTTGCACAAATCATAAAAGTGTATGGGATAAAGAATTAAAAGAAAATGATGGTATTATCCCATTCCAAAAATATATGGAAATATGTAAGGTTCGTGCTTCTGCAGATAAGATATATGAAAAATACTTTGAACCTACAGATGACGATATAGAAGATGATGTAAGAGGTAATTTCTTTTATACAGAAGTTATGGGAAAACAAGCAATGAAATGTCTTTCAGGTATAAATGAAACTCCAATTTTAACACCTGATGACGTTTCTCAAAAGCTTCCAGTAGGCTTCATGGGAACTCTTTGTTCCTGGGCAAGAATGGTTAAAGATTTAGATACTGAAAAAATGAAAGGTGCTGCTAGAAGATTAGGAATACTTGAAAATGAACTAAATAAAATTTTTAATTTTTCAAATAAATATATGGCATGGGTATATGAAGAAATATCATTTAAATAATTTTTAAGGAGAAACAATGAAAATAAAAGTTAATCAATTTTATGAAAATGTTGATTGTCCTCGTGAATTTATCTGTGCACATTGTGGAGTTCATGTATATGTAAATGATGTGAAAGATAAAAGAGTGAAATATTGCTCAGCAGTATGTGAAAAACAATACTGGAGAGAAAAATCTAAACAAAATGCAGCATACAAAAAAAGAAGTCGTGAAAAGGTACTTGGCATTAGAAATTACAGTGCTAAAGATATGGCGATCAAACTATATAAAGAAAAGAAAGAAGCTGAAGAATTTGAGTGGAAAGAAAGAGGTAAAAATGAGTAATGGCTAAAAAGAAATCTAAGACATATGAAATGTATGATGAAATTTCAAGCTATATAAAAAGTCAGTGTAACGACAACTTCACTTTAAAAACTTCTTTAAAAGAAATTTTAGATAAAGTTCTAGAAACAGAAAAAAAGTTTTTTAAAAAGAAGAGATACGATGTTACACATGAAAATATAATAGAAATCATTTGTTATGAAATGGTTTTGAAAGCTAATAAAACAAGACTAAGTTCTTTAAATTATTGGGATTTAATAGAAATAATAAAAAAATGGTTTTTTAAAGCCAAAATAGAGTTAGTTTCAACAGCTGATGCATGGCATACAGATTATATGTCTCATATCAAAGAAGTTTATTTAAAAGCTATACCTGGATTAAAAGAATTTGATAATCTTATAAAAACTTATACAGAACTTTCAAAAATGATGAATTCTGGAATAGATGTTAGTAAATTTCTAGAAGATACAAAAAATCAACTATCTTCATATCCAAAAGATTTTTGCTTAAAATCACCATATTTATGTAACTTATTGACAGAAATTATTATTGAAGCAGAAGAAAAAAAGGAGAAAAATGAAAAAAATAGAATTAGTAAATAATCAATTAAATG